ATCGTGTCGCCAGCCTCGTCCAACACCAGATGATCGGTGTCGAAATAGTTTTGGCCATCGTAGCAGGGCGTGGTGAAGCCCGCCGCCAACATCGGCCAGATCAGTTCATCCCAAGCATCGCCCGCCGACTGACCGATTTCCTCGAACATTGGCGCATAGATGCCGATGTTGTCGGTCTCGATGTCATCGCGATCGACGCCGATCGTCAGTTCCCACTTTTCTTCTTTGATGGCGTAGTCGCCCTGCGACATATTCTGGACGACACGGCCGCCCAGCCACTTGCGGACCCTAGGGAACTTGCCCAGCCAGCCATATTTCTGTTCCTTTGTGCTGGAGGGGATGGTGGTGGTGATCCGCGCGTACTGCGACTCCGCACGGCCCAGCCCGGTGGCATAGGCGGTGCTGAACCCGGTGCGGACGGCTGCCAGATTTTCGGCATTGATGATCATTCTAGGAGGCTCCTCAGAGGGTCTCGACCCAGACGCCCTGGGCGTCCACGTCGCGGATGATGCCTGCTGGCGATCGGGTGTTCGTGCCGCTCGTCTTGGCGACCGTCTGATCGTCCACGACATAGGCGGTGTCACCGATCTCCGCGCGGGTGATGGCGTCGGCCGCAGCGCTGTTATTCCAGCGGAACCGCCCCTGCCGGACGCGAACCCTTACGGCGCTGTCCGCGCCGTCGCTGTTGTCGACATGCTCTTCCGCCCGGCCGCGAGCGATCAGGTTGAGAGCGGTGGCGCCGGGAATGGCAAGGCCGGTGGCGTCCAGGCAGACAAGAGCACCGGCGAATATCCTGGCCGCACCCTTGGCCGGATGCTCCTCGATGCCGCTCTGCTGGAGCGGCGTGTTGCGATCGCCTGTAAGAGCGGTCATCAGCGTGCCTCCTGTAGGCCCGCCTCAGCGGCGAGCGTTGTCTTGTAGGCTTCGGGATCGATGCCCATCAGCGCGACCACGGAACGCTGGGCATCGTTCAGTTCGCCGGGCTTAGGCTCGACGCCGGGAGTGGTGGTCAGCGTGGCCTTGCCATTCAGGATCGGCATGCCGTTGATCAGCCTGGTCGCCCGTTCAGGGTCCTCCATGTGCATGGCGATGTAATCGTCACGCAGCGGCTTCACGCCGACCCGACCGGCCGCGATCGCCGCGTCCACGAAGTTGGTGGCCGCCGTGCGCTTCCCATCGCTCTGCAACGTGTTGAGCTGGTTGGTGACGCTGGCCAGTTCCGACTGCAGCGCAGTGATGCGGGCATCGGACCCGCCGCCCGTCCGCAGCTGCTGGACGCCCGCCAGCACGGCGGCCGCATCGGCACTGGCGGCCAGGCCGAGCACCGACGCGATCGGCGCCAGCGCGGACTGGAGAGCGGTTTGGCTGTCGCCGCCCTTCGCTTCCAGTTTTGCCTTCAGCGCCGCCTGGATGGCGGCGTCGTCGGCCGTGCTGTCGAGACCAAGCGCCTCGATCAGCCATGCACGAAAATCCATGCTTTCCTCCGAATGAAGAGCCGTCAGGCCCCGAAAATTGGGTTTGTTGGTGAGACTGGCGCGCAGCACTGCGTCGATCGTGCCGTCCTTGCGGTGCAGGATGACAGGCGAGACGCCGCGATATTCGTTCCAGATGCGCCTGCTGACAGCGGCGTCCGTCCAGTTGGTCCGGCCCCAGACGCCGTCGCTCCGCTGCTGAAGCCCGACGATCCAGCCACGCGCAGGCGCTTCTTCGCCACGCGGTCCCGCCAGATCAGTCGAATGGTTTTCGTCCAGGACAAGCTTTTCGCCTGCGGCCAGCGAGTTGGCCATCAGCGCCGCGACATCACCGACCCGATAAGGGCCGCGCCCGTCATTGGTGAAGATTTCACCGGCGGGAAGAAGGTGCAGCCACTCGGGCGCATCGTCGCTTGCCGGAATGGCGAGCGCGGAGCAGAGGGCAACAGAGGTGGACGGCTTCGTCATGCCGTTGTTCTGCCTGCTCAGCGCACGGCAAAACATGCCCGCCAAGGCGGGCAATAGTCAGTATTTCAGGGAGTTTCGCCGCAAGCGGCGCCGCTGCAACTTGCCATCAGCCGCGCCCGAAATCAAACGCTGCGGATTATTGCGGGGCGTTAAATCCGCGCTCTTCGAATGCCGCTTCCAGATATTCGTCGGCTATGTCGATGATATTGGTCTCATCAACCTCCGACAGGCCCAGCCAGACGCGGGCCGGAATATCGCCCCAGGGAAGCGGGTGGCCGCGACCGTCATCCCCGAACGCCCCCTTGCGCGCGCCGCCCTGCATGACGCCGGAATATTCGAGCGAGGAACCGACCTCGACGCCGTCCGGCGACGCGATCGACGCGATCTCGTTGGACAGGCGGCGGGAAGGACCGATCAGCGGGTCAGGCCGGGCGCCATCGCCACGGGCGAGATAATTGGCGAGCGTGACGGGGCTCTTCGGCGCCCAGGGCGTTCCGTCCGGCGCGACGCCCTTCTTGAACCGCTCTTTCGTGGCACCGACCAGATATTCGCCGATGTCCTGGTACAGCGGCGCCATGTCGTCCAGGCGCGCGGATGTTTCGCGCAGGGCGCCCGCCACCGCCTGATATTTGAATTCGACCTTCATCATCGCTATAACCCTCCATGGAAGCGCGGGCATCGGCCTTCTGCGTTCATGCGCAGGACGGCCTGCCGTTAGGCCGGGGACGCGCTTCCACTTTTCCCTTTCCGAATGAACATGGTCACCAGCGCGATGGTCCGGCGCCGACGACGAATCGCGAATGTCGCGACATAGGTTTCCCCGCCGATCCGCTTCACATAGTTGATCAGCGGTTCCCCGCTGTTGGCCGTGCCTGCCGCTTCGATCGCGTCGGGATGCTCGATGATGATATCGGGCAGCAGCGCGAAATCATCCGGCGTAACTGCCCGCTGGCCGCGCAGAGCTTCCGTCTGATCTGTGCCATGCGCCGCCCGGATATGATCGAGATCATGACCTGCCATGGAGAAGTCGAACAGGTCCAGCGGCGGTTGGTCATCCGGCGCCACATCCGCGATCGCGCCCGCCCGGCGCGGGCCGAGCAGCCCCAGTGTCCGGATCGGTTCGATGGTTCCTACGCTCTCGCCCCAGACGCGCCTGGCGTAGCGTCGCGCATCGTCGGCCACCGAAGGCAAGGCGCGATAGCTGCTCGCCAGTGCATCCCGCGCCGCTTCGGGAACGGCCTCCATAAAGCCCTTGCCGATCCGATAGTCCCAATGCCTGATCTTCTCGGCCGCCGCCTGGACGACAGGCGATACGCTCGCGCCTGGCGCATAGTCCCAGTTGCGGCCCGCGCCGAAGGGAACGCCAGTCCGCGGATTGATGCGGTCCCAGCCTTCGGGCAGTTTCTTGTCCGGATCGCCGCCCAGGCGCCGCGCCGCCCGCTCGCTCCGCGCCCCCAGGACATAGCAGCTGCACCCCCAATCAGAGGGCGGGTAGAAGATCATCCAGAACGGGTGATCGGGCGGCAGGCATAGGCCGTCAAAGGCGAGATGCTCTGGACGCGGTTCCTTGGATCCGCCATGCCGATAGACCCAAAGTGGGAAGTTGCCTTCCAGCAACTGAGCGAAGCGTCCGGCTGAATAGCTGGTCGATGCGTTGGTCCGGTAGATAGTGCGCGTGCGCCAGGCCCGGCCTCCCTTCGTGTCCTCGCCGGTCCATCCGTGCCAGCCATTGCGGGTGACGATCGACCGGAAATCCTTGCGGAACGCCTCCAGGCCCTTGCCCTCGGTGATCGACCGATCGACGGCAGCAGCCAGGTCGCTGAGCAGGTCCGCCTTCGCCGCGCCCGCGACCATGAACCCTGTATCATGCTGGTCGCGCTCCAGATCGTCCCAGCGCTGCGTCGGCACGAGATTGCCAAGCTTGCCTCGGAAGAAGGCGACCTGCTCCGTGAAGGGACGGCGCAGGACGCCTGAAGCGGCGCTCGGCTGCTCAGGCATCGGCGCCACTTTCCTCGACATCATAGCGACCGGCCGCCTGGGCAGCGGTCAGTCCGGCGCCGATCTTCGCCGCCAGCCGCCCGGCGTCCAGCTGGGGAAAGGCGCTACGCAGCATCTCGGCAAATTCGCCCAGGTCATTGGCCGCCGCCATCATCGCTTCGATCTGCTCGATCCAGTCCGCCATATCCGGCCCGGCCTGATCGACCAGGCGATCCCCGATCGCATCGGCGGGGATGGTCGCGGGCTTTTCCTGCGCTGCCTGGAGCGCCTGGAGCAGGCGCGGGCTGGGCTGGGCGATCGCGGCCGGCGCGGATGGCGCCCGCAGGATATCCGCATTGGCGTCGGGATCGGACAGGCCGAGCTTGTCGCGGATCTCGCTCGACTGCACCCGCATGCCCATCGGCACCAGTTTCTCCAGTGCGTCGACCAGGCCGGTGACGTCCTCGGCCTTCGGGCGCGCAATGCGAATGCGCGGATAGGCCGCCTGTGGGCCATATTCGAGATCGACCCAGGGCCGCACCAGGTCGCGGTTGAGCGTCGCGGCCAGGGCCTTGCAGTCGGCGGTCTCGATATCCTCCTGTACCAGGCGATGCTCCTTCGCCACGGCATGGCCGCCCGATACCGCGTCGGTCGTTGTCGTCTGGCCCAGCACCGCCTTGCTGGTTTGCCGGTCCAGCCAGTCGGCACGCTTCTCGTAAAGGTCGCTGCCCGGCCCGACATTCTTGGACTCGATAAATTCGATCGACATGCCTTCCGGCACGATCGCGGCCATGTCGCCCGCGATATTGGCGACGGCGCGATAGAGGGTCGCCCGATCTTCCTTGCTTGCGCCCGAGCCGAACTTGCCGATGCGCACGGGCTGTCCGTAGGTTTGGGTGAAGATCGCCCAGTCGCGCTGGGTGAACGCCTTGAACATCCATCCCCAGGCGGCGATGCGCGCAATACCCGACCGCACGGGCAGGCCTGACTTGGCTTTGACCTGGTGGCGAATGAACTTGAACGGCGGCAGCGGCGAATCCTGGCCATTGCCTTCCTCGCCCCCGCGCAGAAGCGGCGTGCGCCCGTCGCATGGGTCATAGGTGAACCAGCGCGGATCGCGCCATTCCAGGCGGGTCGGTTGCCATTGGCCCGCGCTGGTATCCCACACGATTTCCGTGAAGCTGTCGCCCTTGCCGATCGCGTCGAGAATATCGAAGGTTTCGTCCGCCAGCTCGTCGCGGTCGATCCAGCGGCGCACCATGTCCGCGATCTCCACGTCCCGCGCGCTGTCGCTGGCGGCGTCGACCGTGGCGTCGATCTGCGCGACCGAACGCTTGCGAGTACCAAGGACGCCGACATAATGCGGGTCCCGCTCCTCGATCTGCTCGGCCAGTTCGAAATAGGCCAGCGGATCGCCCATGTCTGCCGATCGCATGATCCGGGCCAGCTTGCGCGGGTTGAGGCCATCGGCCGGATAGCCCGTCATGGGGGACCGGATGCCAGCGAGCGTGGGTGCCGCCACGTCACGGGTAAGGACTTCTTTTCGCAGCGGTTGCCCGCGATGATCGACCAGCACCGTCATGGACGCGGCCCCTTTCCAAACAAGAGCGATTTAAGAGGGTCTAAGAGGCCGCTGAGGGCCATATGAGGGTTTGGGACGGCCCGATGCGCCTGAGAGGGCTCCACGGCGCTCCTGCGGCCCCTGATCGCCCCGATCATGTCACCCCCCGGAATTGCGTTCCAAGCGGCGGGCGCCACCAGTCGCGGGAGGCGCTTTCATCGTCGCCGTCGCTCCAGTCGTCATCGTCGGCGCCGTCCAACTGACGCGTCGCGCCCCCGACTGCCTGATAGCCATATTCGGCCGCGCCCTGGCGCGAGGCGTACCAGGCGAGGACGCCGGCAATGCCCGCGTCGCCATGCCGGTCGAACCCGTCGCCGCCCTTGTACCGGAAATTCTCAGGCACGCGGATGATGCCATCCACATATTGCAGCGCCTGATGATCGCGGATGATGTCATCGTCACCGGCGACGACGATATTCCCGTCCGCGAACGCCTCGACATAGGCAGGCGAATTCGCGGCGTACCATCCCGCGTTCAGCTTTACTTCGCTGACTCGCTCACCCCAGCGCTGGCGCGCCACTTCGGCAAGATAGGCACCGTTGCCGGTGGCGTCGAAGGCGGCGTGACCAAAGCGCGGCAGCGCGTCGCCCAGATAGAAAACGACGTCGCGCTGCGTTTCATAAGGGACGTTGCGCAACTCAATCACCAGCTTGCCGCGACGGACCAGGTCCTGCCCGAGTTCGTTGACGATGATGACCGACCCGTCGCCGCTGCGCGCGAAATCCTGGCCAAAGTCATGGCGGCGATCGGGATCGAGCCTATCGAGATGTGGGCGCAGCTTCTCGCGAAGCCAGGTCTCCATGATCCGCTTGCGCTCTTTGGCTGGGGCGCTCTTGAACGCGTCTTCCAGAGCCCAGCGCACGACGGGAATGGTGCGATCGCTATTATTTTCGATCATCACCCGCGTCAGCGCCGACCCGGCCGCGTCGGAGGGGATGGCGTCCAGCTCCTGCGCCATCTGCGCCGTGCGAACGCCATAAGCGCCCCGAATGGTCGCTTCCCACTTGTCCTGGGCTTCCTGGCTCCAGGGTTTCCCTCGCGTCAGACAGACGCGTTTGAAAAGGCCGTTCTCAACCGCCTTTGAAAAGGGGATGAAATGCAGGCTGTAATTGACCTTGCCTGCCTTCGCTTCGGTGATCAGCTCATTGAACGGGTTTAGCACGCCGTTATGCGTGCTAATCACCCGTATCTTGCCGCCCCAGATCAGCAGCGCGTTGACCGCGTCCAGCACGGCGCGCACGTCCTTGTGGAACGCCGCTTCGTCGATGACGACGACGCCCTGAAGTCCACGAATATTTTCCGGCCTGGACGACAGTGCCTCGACGCGGAATCCCGATGCGAACCGCACCCGGTAGGCGCTGATGAACTTCGACGTTCCGTCTTCGAGCTGATCCTCGAATAGGAACTCCTCAACGTCGACCAGCTCTTTCGCGACGATCTTCGCGAAATGGGCGACATAGCCGATGAACTCGCGGCCCTTGTCCTTCGTGTCGCCGATGTAGAAGACGTTATCGCCACCGGCCGAGCGGGCCGACGATGCGATGATCGTGTCGTCCAGGGCCTCGGCATAGGTAATGCCGGTGCGGCGCCCTTTCTCCCCAAGCTTGAGGTCCGATTGATCCTCAAGCCACTCCTTTTGGTGGAGCATGAGGATGCCATCGGCCAACGGGTCATGATCGGCCGGCAGCTCGAAACCACGCGGCAGTTCAGGCGGCAGCTTGGCTACGTCGCGCGACAGCACCGGCTCGATCGGCGCGGGCTGGAACGGCATGGGTTGGGCCGCACCGGACAACGCGCCGAGCATCGCCGCACCGGCCATGAGGAATTGAGATTTGCCCTTCTTCGGCGGGATCATGTCTTGACCCTCGCCCGCGCCCACAGGGACAGGCCCACGCCGAACCATTCAATTTCGAACATCTGCCACGTCCATCGGCTGACCTGCTCCAGGCAAAAGTCCAAAGCCTCGGCAGTGGATAGGTCACGCCATGCTGCGCGCGGAAGCCATGAAGGGTAGCGACCCGCGCTCATATCCGAAGCCCCAGCACTTCGCGCCTGATCTGCGCCGCGCGTTCGGCCGTCAGGCCCGCTTCCGTCGCGACCTTCTCGGCCTTGTCCGCCGCATGCTCCATCTGGGCCGCGACGCGCTCTTCCAGTCTCCGGCGATGTTCGGTCGAGGTTTTCTGCGCCGACACGACAGATGTCAGCGCACGGGCCATTTCCATCACGCCCTTGCTGTCGGCCGTGCCCTTTTCGAGCAGTTCGTAAATCGCGACCTTCAGCATCTCGGCAACAGCGACCGTCACCTGGTCGGCGCCATCCGTCCCAAGGTCCGTGACGATCTCGGCGGTGATGTGCCGCACCTCATCCATCTTGCGGAACTGGATCGCCTTGCGCACCGCCCAGCGACTGAAGGCGGATTTGCTGACCCCTGCGATTCCCCGATCGGCCAGCCGCTTGTTGAACTCGTTGACGATGACCGTCTGCGGCATCGATCGGCCACGCAGTTGTTCCAGCGCCCAGACGATATCCTCATCCGCCTCATCCGGCAGTTGATCGATGGTCGACAGGCGGCCACGGCCTTCGCGCCGATCGGCGGCATCATTGTTCATGGGCAGTCACCCTGATCTTGATGGATTGGGTCAGCGAAAAGCTGCCGTCGACGCGGATACGCAGATCGGCGCGCCACCCGTCCGGATAGCGGGCAATAATGCGGCGCGGGCCGCCCGATCGATCGAGATAGCCATAGATGATCTCCGGCTCGCCATCCGGCAGGACGACGCCAGCCTCCTTCAGCAGCGGGATCGCCCTGGCAGGCACCAGCTGCACCTTGCGCAGGCCGCGCTTCTTTCGCTGCGGCCTAGACATCGTCGGAGGGACGCGACACGCCGTCGATCACTTCGCGGCGCTCGACATGGTTGCGGCCGAGCGTGGTGAGCTGGGCGATCATCACCGTCCCGGCCTCGGAAACGCGGATCGCCTCCAGTTCATTCAGCTTGCGAAGCTGGGTCCGGACCCATTCCCGCGATCGCTTGATCGCGAAGGTGTCCAGCACGCGCATCAGCGTCACTTCGTTCAACCGGCCGTCGACTTGCGACGCCAGTTCTTTGAGGATGACCAGGCGGCCATCTTCCGCAACCTTGTCGTCGTAGCTCATGCTTTCTCTCGCAGATAATCGTCGATGCGGTTGACGGTGCGGGCGACGGCGGTCACCTCGCTCTCCTGCTTGCTGACCATGCCGAAGACACGCTCAACCTGGAGCGACAGCTTGGACAGGTCTTCCTTGCTCGGCAGATGCTTGAAGTCGGTTTCCAGCCTCAGGACACGGATCGCGATGGCGTCCTGGTCATCCTCGATCTTCTTGACCTTGTCGGCAGCAGCCGACTGGCTTTTCGCGTGCCACGTCCAAAGCATGTTCGCAGCACTGAGCAGCAGCGCCAAGATTGCCGGTAGGGCTCCAGAACTCACAAATTCCCCCGTTTGATCAGGTGCAGAAAACAATTCCCAGCGCGCCTTCAGCGCTGGCCGTTCACGTCGATGGACGCCGCCCGCTTCCAGGCGTCCCGCAGGTGTTCGAGCGTCACGGTGTTGGCAGTGCAGACGTCGAGATCGGCGCCATCCACGATGGCCGCTTCACCGGCCCGCACAGGTCCGGTGGACAAGGTGGGAATGGCGGGCATCGCCGTTGCTCGCTCACCACCGGCAGCGCTGATTGCACCCGTTCCCTGGCGAGCGTCCCGCAGCCTGCGAGCAAGCTCAGCGCGAGCAGCGGCCAAATCCGCCTGATAGCCATTGTTCACCTCATGAAGTTGGAGCAACCATTCGCGCTTGACGCGGGCGATATTCTCGCGATCCTTGCGTGCCGCTTCCTTTCGGGCGGCGCGGATCAGGCCGATGAATTTCAGCATCTCGGACTTCTGGTCGCGGAACTTCGCCTGCCAGCCCGCCGCCTGAACGCGGCGGCTCTCGGCCAGAGCGCCGTTGTGCCTGGCCTGGCCGTGCAGCCACAAACACAGGATGGCGAGGCTGATGATCAGCAGACGGCGCACATCGGTCAGCAACCAGCGCGCGATCTCGACCAGCAACTCCCCGGCGACGCCCAGGAAGAGACGAATCCCGGTGACGATGCCCATCATGCTGCCCTGCGCTGACGACGATGGCGGTGACGAGCACGACGACTGACCTGTAGCCTGTTGACCTTGCGTTTGCGCCGCGAGGGATCGCCCTTGCTCCGGATCGCTTTATATCCGCCAGCTACCATGCGGCGGCGGCGAGCGCGCCGGGACACGTTGGGCGCAACGGCTTCAGGCGCGAGGGCGTGATAGGAATTCAGGACGATGGCGGGGCCAGCGGCGGCGAGAGCCAGCAGGCTCCCCATTAGTCCGGGAAACATGCGACGGATCATTGATAGCTCCAGGGAAGAAGGGTGCATCCGCTCACGTTGCGACCTTCACAGTCAGCGTGTAGGCGGGCGAAAGATTGGTGAAGCAGGCGCGCATTTCGTCATTGCGCCGGTTGACCAGGCCGGTGACGACAACGCGGCCCGCCTTGTTCCAGAGGGAGAAGGCCTGGCAGGCGGAGAACCAGTCTCCCGCGTTGAACTGCCTGGCCATGGTCGACCCGCACCAGGCCGAGACGCCGATATTGTAGGCGACGCTGATAGCAGCACCGAGCTGATAGACGCTGTTCTGAAGCGATGGCGTGCATTTGAGAACGCCCAGGCCATAGTCGCTGCGGATCGCCTTGCGCAGGAAGGCATGGCATTCGGCCAGCGTGTAGGTGCGCATCTCCACGCGGGTTTCCCCGGTGCAGACGGTCCATTTCTTGACCAGGTCCTTGTAGGGGACGGTCCTCGTCCCTTCCCATTTCTCGGTGAGCGCCGTGGCCACGTCCGCCGCCTGGTCATTCACAACCACGGCCGTCGGCGCCGCGACCAAGGCGGTAGCGACAATCGCGGCTATCGGCCTGTTGGTGGTTTCAGCCATGGACAAGCGCTCCTGATCGGGCGCTCGCGGCGGCGAATTGGGGAAGGATTTGCGCTTGGGCCATGCCCAAGCAATGCGGTCTCAGGGCCGCCAGTTACATGCCCGCCAAGGCGGGCTATAGGTCGGGAAGATCGTCTGGAAACAGAGAGGGTTGGCGGTCGGACGCCTCACCCTTCACCGGAGCGTTCTGCATCCTCCGGAACAATTTGTCGACGCCCGTTTCAGTCAGGCCCAATTTGGTGGCGATTTCGCCATTGCTGAGACCGGCCGCGCGATAATGGCGCGCGCGCATCTCGCGGGCAAGAGGTACACGGATGACGGCGGGCGCCATGCGGGCGGACAGGCGGGCCGCAGCATCATTGCCGATGGTCTGGGCGATCTCATGGTCGGTCGCGATCGCGCCGGGGACATAGAGACGCCGCCCGCCAAAAGCCGATGCGAGAGCGACAAACGCGCTCTCGCCCAGCAAGGCCAGCAGTTCATGTCCAAGGCGGTCGCTCATTGCGGGGTGGCGGCCTCAGATCACCAGGCCGAGCAGCAGCCCGGCCATGAAGACAAGCGGCAACAGACCCAAAGGCAGACGGCGGCGAGGCTGTCCACCGGCACGCAGGATCGGTTGCGAATCCCAAGCGGCATGCATGTGGCTACCGCAACCGGCGCGAACTCGGCGGCTCATGGGTGCATCTCCTGGAAGACGTCCCGGCCGCCATGGGCGCGCAAATGGCGGCCCAGCGCGTTTGCCATATGCTCCAGCTGCTGCGTCGACCAGACCATGTCGTCGACTGCTCCGATGCCGCAGAGCCGGAACGCCGCCTGGCCCAGCGTCCAGTCCGCGCCCGCGAGGCCCGCCCGCTGGAGCTTGGCGAGGATAGCAAAGCAGAGGCGGACCTTCAGGGCGTGGACATAGTGGATTTTGGCCAGGTTCCTTTGCGACTGATCCCAGCCGTGACGCTCTGCCATCGCCTTCAGCGCTTCAATCAGCTTTTCGCCTTGGCTCTGGTTTGCCCACTGAAGACGCTCCGCTTTGAGCTGGCGCTTGGCGAAGGTCTCCAGCGCCTTGTCGCTCTTGATGGCGGCAGTCGGGTTGATGTCGATCGCGCAGAGCAGCGCGAGCGAGATCCACATCGTGCGGGCCTTGCGGGCAACGGGATGGTCGGCACGCGGCGCTCCCGCCGACTTGCGGGCCTGGGCGGTGAAACCCAGCCGCTCAAAGTCTCCGACGACCATGCGCAACTGGGGGACCGTGCAGCTCCCCGCGCTGGTGACGCCCGCGACACGCATCAACACGCCCTGATAGGTGTCACCGTCCAGGCCGAGTTGCTTCTTCGCCAGATGGACTTTGGCGAGCAGGATTTTGCGGGTCTTGTCTTCATCATGCCTGACAGCTGCATTTGCGGGCATATCAATCCTCCTGAAGATCACGAAAATGAGAGAGAATGCGGTTGGTCATCAGCCGGAACGCAGGGTCGCTCGCGCGCAGACCCTCGCCGCGCCGGGCCGCGTCGCTGACGGTCGACGGGTCGCGGTGGAGAACGGCGCCGATCTGGCGCAGGCTGCACCTGGTCAGTTCACGGGCCAGCCAGATCACCGCAAACCGCGCCCGCGCGATATGAGCGGCGCGGCAAGCACTGGTGATGTCACCGGCCTTCAACCCGGTTTCCCAGGCGACGCGGTCGACAATCTCGATCACCCGCACGCGGTTGGAATAGAGCGGCCG